TATCAAGGAGGAAGTTATTATGGAACAAAAGAAAGGTCCTGAATGTGGTTCAAGCATTCCGGATAAAGCAAAAAGATGCCCTGAATGCGGTTACAAGCCAAAAATGGAAATGGACAAGCAATCACTTGCCTTTGTTATTACGATTGGTTCGTTACTTGTAGTTGTATTGATTGCATTTTTGATAAAGTGTTTTGTAATCGATGTCAAAGATGCAGATTTGAACTCAAGGATTACTAGCGAACAGGCTTCGCAAACAAGTGAAGATACTAAAATCGGTATAAATTCAAAGACCATTTCGGGCGGGGAATCTGATAACGTTGCCGGCACGACTATGAGCGCAACACCTACTGAGCTACTGCTTAAGGCTGCAAGTGAAAATGATGCTTATAATGATTCCGACATTGAAGTGCATGAAATTATTACGCCAACATTAACACCAACACCAACGCCTACAGATGCACCTACCCCGACACCAACAGAATATATTCCTTCTGAGTATAAATCGGCATTAAAGAAAGCTGAATCATATAGCAACTTATTACATATGTCAAAAGAAGGACTGTATAAGCAATTGACTTCGGAGTACGGCGAGAATTTTTCTGCGGAAGCTGCTAATTATGCGTTGGAAAATTTAGATGTCGATTATAATGAAAATGCATTAAAGAAAGCAGAGAGCTATAGTGATTCACTGCATTTGTCAAAAGCGGGTATATATGATCAGTTGACGTCAGAATACGGAGAACAGTTTACAGCAGAAGAAGCACAGTATGCGGTTGACAATCTGGTTGCTGATTACAAGGAAAATGCACTAATAAAAGCAGAGAATTATAGCGATTCATTAAATATGTCTAAAGCGGATATATATAATCAGCTGATATCAGAATACGGAGAGAAATTTACTGAAGAAGAGGCTCAGTACGCCGTTGATAATTTGCGGTAAATTTAATTGAATATTTAAATTTAATATCGAATTAGAAAGCATCCTTTTTAGGGTGCTTTTTTTATTGGAGCTATCCGTCAAATAGTAATAAAAAAAGGAGGTTAAAAAAGTGTTAAAAGATGTAGCAAAGGCATATGCGTTAAGCGATGCCAAGATTCAATTTGTTTCGCTGGTCGATAAGGCCGCTAACAAAAAGCGATTCCTGATTGCTAAATCAGAAGGTGGAAATGCCAGTTTTCAATCTTTTGGCAGAATCGTTAAGGCTGATGGTGAAAGCCATTTTGTCACAGGTATTGTATACGAGCCGATGGTTGAAGATACTCAGGGCGAATATATGACTGCTGATGAAATCACTAAAGCAGCACATTGGTTCATGAAAAATGCCGGAGACGTCGATATTCAGCATTGCTTTAAAAAGGCTAAGAATGTCGAAGTTGTCGAGTCTTATGTCGCTAAAAGCGATTTTAAAATCGGCGACGAAGATATCAAAGAAGGCACCTGGCTTATGACTGTGGAGATATCTGACGAGGGCATTTGGAAGGCTATTGAAAAAGGTGATATCACAGGTTTTTCAATGGGTGGCACAGCTACTGTATCAAGCGTGGATGACGACTTGGAAGCTGACGAAGCTGAAAAGACCGAGAAAAGTAGTCTTTTTAAGAAATTTGCAAAGGCTTTCGGCTATGAGGTCGTTGAAAAGGGTAAGGTGGCTGATAGATACAATGTGCGCAGTAAAAGCGAAAATTTTTATACAGCTTTCGATTCTTTGAGAGCTGCGTTGGAAATCAATAAAATTAATGAGTCTACAGGTGAGTATGCCTGGGATTATACCAATGATGAATCTACAATTAGGGGCGCACTTGAAGAGTTTAATGAAATCATTGTTGATTTGCTAGCAAAGGATTCAATTATTAAATCATTGGAAAAAGATGCCAAGGAAGCTGGTATAAAGCCTGTTGAGAAGGCTGGCAAGAGTATTAGCGCCAAAAATCTTGAAACATTAAACGGCATCATAACTAGTTTAACGGAATTTGTGACATCCGTAAGCCCGGCTGAAGAACCGGAAACAAAGGATGAAAGCAGTTCTGAAGATAATGAAAAAAAGGAGGACGAGGAAATGAAGAAATCTGAAATTCAGGCTATTGTGGATGAAGCTATTGCAAAAGCAATGCAGCCAATCACTAATCAGATTGCAGAGATTGCAAAGGGTGATGTGACGGATGATGCATCTAAGGGGCAGGAAGAGGACGAAGCTTCTCCAGACGATGTCTCAAAGGCTATTGCAGAAGCAGTTTCAAAAGCAGTACAGCCACTTGCTGATCAGGTAGATGCCATTTGCAAGAGTAGAGCATTGCCAAGCAATTTGAATGATGTCTTAAATGACGTTGAAAAATCAGAAGATGAAGTGCATTATCTTCACGGAATAATTTAAAAAGGAGGACACAAAAAATGAATTTAAACAAAAAGATTGTTAAGGATGCTGCTAGTACAATCACCACTGATTCAGTAACCAACGGATTACTGAATCCTGGACAGGCTAAAAAGTTTTTACAGCAGACATTTGACGCAACACCTTTAATGGGTGCTGTCCGTCACGTAATAAAGTCTGAGAAGTCAGGCGAAATTGATAAGATTGGAATTGGTAGAAGAATACTCAGAGCCAAGGCTGAAAATACTGATGATGGCTACAGAGGTAAGGTTAAGTTTGGAGTAGTTAACTATCAGACAAAAGCTGTTAGATTGCCATGGGAAATCACCGAAGAGACACTTCGCGAGAATATCGAAGGTGAGAATTTTGAAAAAATCGTAACTGACCTTATGGCTAAGCAGGTTGGCTGCGATACTGAAGACCTTTTTGTTAACGGTGATGAATCTATTGATTCAAGCAATGAGGATTATGATTTCCTTAAGCTTGATGATGGTGTAAAAAAAATAATCACTAACAATGGTCATTTGATTGATGTTAATGGTGCTGCTGATATGGATCTTGAGATGTTCTATAAGGCAGTTGCTGCTATTCCAAACAAGTACAACAACGGCAAGCTCCGTTGGATGATGTCACCAACCAGAGCACAGCAGTGGGAGTTATTCCTTCTGAACAAGGTACTTGATGCCGGCGGAGCAGTCCCAGAAGCACTTTACAAGAGCCCTGTTGCCATTCCAACAATGCAGGTTCCATCCCTTGATGATGGCACTATCCTCCTTGCTGATCCACAGAACTTCATTGTGGTTAATACCTACGGCGTAAAGATTCGTAAAGATGCTTCTTCTAAGGATGCCATCATGGAGGATAAGAGATTCTACGTCATCCACTTCGACCATGATACTGTAATCGAAGAGACTGATGCTACAGCTATTATTACAGGACTTCCAAGCTACAAGTTTAGCGCATAGAAGGGTAGGTGCATGATATGAGATATGTGGAATTAATTAAAGGCATTGATTATATTGGCCGAGGTATTAAAGCTAAAAGAGGTCAGAAACTTACAGTCGAAGAGCCAAAGGCTGCCGAACTGGTGGCCACAGGGCTTTTCAAGGATGCAGGAGAAGTGGTCAATGTTGATGAAGTAAAGGGCGAAGAGCCAAAGGCTGCCGAACTGGTGGAACAAATTGCGGTACAGAAGCCGGTTTCGAAGATGAATGCCGAGGAGTTACGTGCTTATGCTGAATCTAAGGACTACGATATCTCAGAATGCACCAAGGTGGCTGAGATACGAGCTTTAATTGCTGAACTTGATTCGGCTACTGCAAAGGACGTGGACTGATATGAATAGGCCTTGGATATTACCAAGTGACGTAAAGGAATATAGCGATTTTGAAGACGTGCAGGCTAGGTCAGATGCTAAGCTTGCTGTCGATATACGCAGGGCAGAGAGCTATATCATCAAATACACCAATAATGACTTTTCGGATGAAAAATACGCAGAGTCAATTCCTGAAGATGTAAAGGTGGCAGATATCTTGCTGGCTGAGTATTTTGGCCATAATATATCAATTATCGGATCGAAAAAATCTGAGACATTTGATGATTATTCTTATACCAATGACGATTCTGCCATTGATGTTACTGCTCTCGGGCTTGATACCTTGCTGGATCCATATGTCGTTACGAAGGCAACCGGCAAGGTGACCATGCGAATGAGAAAGCTGTAGGTGGTTATATGGCTTGGGAAGATTTTTTTAATCACAAATGCAATATTTACCATGCAGTTGAAGGGAAGGCTGATTTAGGTTACGGACTTAGCGACGATCATAAATTTAGCTATCCTGACGAAGCAGATATATCTGACGTGCCATGCCATTTCCATGTTAGTGTTGCGGGTGGCGCAGCTACAGTAACGCAAACAGAGCCACTAAATGAGTTCTACGCCCGTTTGAAGTTGTCCTTGCCAATTAATACGGATATTCGCATAAATGATAAAATAGTAAGCCTGGATACGGGATTTAGCTATATTGCAGAGCTTCCAAGGAAGGTGCAGAATCATCATATAATTGTATATGCGAGTCGAAATGGTGCTGTTAAGGAGATGATCTGATGGCTAGGCAGGAATTGGTTAATATTGATGTCCGCGAGCTTAGCAAGTTTTTTGACGAGCTGGGACAGGCTGGATCTGAGTTTAAAAAGGAGCTGCAGAAATTCATGGAGGGAATCGGCGACGAGTTTTTGAGGATTCTCGAAGATGAAATTATTCGACGTAACGCCATGGATTCAAGGCTTCTGCTTAACAGCTTCCATAAAGGCAATGACGAGAATATATGGAGCTTGTCAGAAGGAGGAATGACCTTGGAGGTCGGCACGAATGTAGAATATGCTTCATATGTCAATGACGGCCATTGGACTAATCCGAAGGGCGTCAAAACGCGTTGGGTTCCGGGATATTGGCAAAATGACAGATTTGTTTACGATCCATCAGCAAAAACCGGCATGCTTTTAAAACAGAAGTGGGTTGAAGGCAAGCATTACTGGGATTCAGCTATCAGAATCATTGAAAAGATGATTCCGTCTTTCATGGAAGCTAAGCTGAATGATTGGATCACGAAGTATTTTATTTAAAAAAGTGGAGGGGTGGCTATGCTGGAGCAGGAAGTGGCTTCATTAGTACATTTTATTCGAGAAATGGGGATTTTGAAAAAAGAATACTTTGGAGAAGTGCCCCTCGGAGCTACGACTCCATCCGTGTACTATCCTGTACCGGAAATTACAGGCGGAGAGTTCTCGTTAGACACTTACGAGAGCTCTTTTTCTTTGTTCATTAAGATTTTTGACAAGGATTCAAGTGGATCATATTCGATAGCTTCTCAGATTGTCGATAAAGTACAGTATTCTGGTAAAAAAATACCAATTTACGACGTTGATGGCAATCTGACTGGTCGCTATTTCCGAGTGAAGAATCTGAGTGCAAAAAATATTGATGTTGGCACAACACAGATAGAGTTTAGCTGGGACGTGCACCGAGGATATAAAAAACCTACGGTTCCGAAAGGCAAGGTCTATTTTACGGGACTGCCAACTAAGGTTGAGGAGGAGTCAGAATATGGCTGAAAAAACTAAAACCGCTTCGGTAGAAGCCGAGGTTACTAAAAGTGATGAAAAGCCAAAAGACAGGGAGTTTCCAATTAATGTGTTGAGAAGCAACAGCATTAAGCTCTTTGGCATCACATCATCTACCTTTGATGGTGCTTTTTTTGGCGAAGATGCATCAG